CAAATAGTCGGCTGGATAGAGGCTTGTAGATCAGATGGCAGGGTGCCTGCCTGCGCTAACCCTAACGGAACAAACACTGGGCGCATGACCCACAAGATCGTGGCTAACGTGCCTAAGGCTAGCGAGGACGTATTCTTTGGCAGGGAGATGCGAGAGCTGTTTACGCACCGAGGCGAGGGCTACAAGTTAGTAGGCTTTGACGCAGAGGGATTGGAGCTGCGTATTGCAGCGCATTACATTAACAGCGAGGCTTTTACAGATGCGCTTATTAACGGAGATAAGTCAAAAGGCACAGACCCGCACACCCGAGTTCTTCGTGCTTGTGAGCGATTCGGTGTGGAGACTCGCGATGCAGCAAAGTCGTGTGTCTACAGCACTGTCTATGGCGCTTCTGCTCGCAAGGTTGCGGCAACGCTTAATATACCTGAAGCCAATGGAAAGTCCATCATTGAGGCCGTGGAAAGCGTTTTTCCGGGTATAAGCACACTTAAACCTAGCGTAGAGAAGGCATCAAAGCGAGGGTATCTAATTGGTTTAGACGGGCGTAAGATATGGATGCGCTACGATAGTGATGGTAAACTGATGAAGCACAAGGCACTAAACTACTTGTTCCAGTCAGGCGGTGGCATTGCCATGAAGGTTGTGCTTTGCATCTTAGACAAGAAAATTAAGGATAGGGGACTAGATGTTACTTTTGTAGGAAACATACACGATGAGGTACAAGCGGAGGTTGCAATAGACGACATAGTGGGTTATAATAGTAGTGTAGACGAAGCATTTAGAGAAGCAACTAAATTTCTTAAACTTAGGTGCCCTTTAGAGGGCGAGGTTATTACAGGAGAAACGTGGGCTGACACCCACTAGGAGATAACATGGGTAAACAGATTATTCAGGGCAAGATTGACAAGGTATTCGTCAAGGATTTTGGCGAGCAAGACCAGTACGGTAACCAGTACGCTGTCAATATTAACATTGAGGGAAGCTGGTACGGCCTTGGCAAGAAGAAAAAGCCAGCGGCTAACGTCAAGATCGGACAGAACTGGCACCAGCTAGCAGAGGGCGATGTGATCGAAGCAGTCTGCGAGACTGTCGAGCGCAACGGACGCACCTACAACAACATCAAATCATCAGACATTACAGTTAAGGAGCAAGGCAGTGGTGGAGGAAATAGCGGTGCTGTACGTTCTACTCAACAGGTAAGCAGCGCAGGTGGCGATAACCGTCAGGCTGCGATTATGCGTCAGTCAGCAATGGGCTACGCTGCACAGATTGTTGCAGGTACACTAACCAGCAAGTCAGACTTAGACCAAGCGGCTGCTGATGTAGTACGGATTGCCAGCGAGTATTTTGTGCCTTATGCAGAGTACGGGGTAACAGAAGACGAAACTCGCAAGCAACAAGAGAACGAGTTGCAGAACCAGCAAGCGGCCCAAGCCGCTGACGATGACGAGCTTAACGACGATATTCCGTTTTAGTGTGCAACAGCCCCGGTAGCTCAACTGGATAGAGCATCGGCCTTCTAAGCCGAGGGTTGCAGGTTCAAGTCCTGCTCGGGGCACCAACTATTCTAAAATCTTGACAAGTTCAATGGACAAAGATGGGTAAGACTACAAGACGACAACCAGAGTGGATGAGGTCTGACGACAAGTGGCTAAAGAAAAGTGCAAAGCACTCGGCCCCGTCAAGACGCAAAGGAAAACAGCAATTACTAAAGGAAACAGACTATGACAACTTTAATTATAGACGCTGATTCCATTGTGTACGCTGCTGCGTTTGCTGCTCAGGACTGGGCTATCTTCGATAAAGAGGGGCGATTGCACGACACTTACAGCCTAAAAGCTGACGCCAAGGAATCTGCCATTCACGCAGGTGATAGGGTTGAGCCTTTTCCTAGAGGTGAGACAGACGCTATTGCTAATACTGATGCGATGATGGAGAACATTGTTGACCAGTTTGATAGCGTTGATGATATGCAAGTGTGGTTGACTATACCAGACCTGACACAAAACTTTCGCTATGCACTGACAGATCAGTACAAAGCTAATCGAAAGAACTTCGATAAGCCGTTTCACTACCAGACTGTCAGAGATCGCTTGCTAGATCACTGGAAAGCTAACGTAAGCAGGGCTGGGTGGGAAGCTGATGATGAGTTATCTGCTGCTGGTTGGAAGGCATGGCTAGACGGTGATGAGCTGCCTATTATCTGCTCTATTGATAAAGATTTAGACACGGTGCCGGGTTGGCACTATCGCTGGCCTACGCACAACAAGGAAGGTAACAAGTATTACTTGACAGATCAGGAGGCAGCGCAATCCTACTGGGCGTCGGTGCTCACAGGAGACACAGCAGACAATATCAAGGGTCTGCACAGAGTAGGGCCTAAGAAAGCAATGGCTATGATTGAGGGCTGCGTAACAGAGGAGGATTTTTATAACGTATGTAAGGACAAATGGATAGAGTATTTAGGAAAGACAGACCATACGGAAGAAGAGGCAATCGAGCAGATGCACACTAGCTGCAAACTGCTTTACTTATTAAGAGGTGACGACGATGAAGGCTGGAGGCCACCCCAATGAATTACAGCGAACCATTGATGGAGATCATTGAGCATATAAGCACGGACTATGATGCAGTAGAGGACATCGAGACAAAACTTTTAGAAGACCTTAAAGAAGAGATTGATTCTGTTTTATATGAAAGAGCATCTACTATTAACCTTTTAGCTGATATGTGGGACGACAGTTATGACGAGACCGAAGACTGAGCCACAATATCGCAGCGGATTAGAGCGCAGGGTTTGTAACAACTTACGCAACAGACGTATTAAATACAGTTACGAGCCGTACAAATTAGATTACACAAAGGAGGTAAAGCAAGGGTTATGCCCTGAGTGTGGCAGCAAGGTAATGCTGAAGTGTCACCAGTATACCCCTGACGTTGTGCTGGGTAATGGTATTCATGTAGAGATCAAGGGCAAGTTTACTGGTGAGATGAGAACTAAGATGATTGCAGTGCAGGAGTGCAATCCTGAGGTAGACATCAGGTTCTTGTTCCAAAGGGACGGTTGGTGTACCAAAAATCACAAGATGCGGTACAGCGATTGGTGCAAAAGAAACGGTTTTGATTATGCCATAGGAGAGCAAATTCCTAGCGAATGGGTGATTTAGTATGAAAAAATATACAGACAATCAGGTTATAGCAGCGGTTGAAGAGTTCGGCAGTCAATCTGCTGCTGCTCTGCACCTTGGTATTAACAAACGAACTTTGGAGCGTAGGCTTGCTAAAATAAGAGATCTAGAAAATGATGAAGAAGAGACTGAGTTTGAGATCCGCGAGATTCCTCACGGACATATTGTTAAAGGCACATCCACTCTATACGACGCCGAGACTGGCGAGCCTAAACTGGAGTGGGTCAAGACAGATCTCGACAAACAAGCAAAGATAGATGCTATTCGCTCGGCTGTTGATAGTTTAGTTAATGTAGAGAAGCCAAAGCCGAGTCAAGCGTTAGCCGCTCCTTACGCTGACAAGCAGATGACAGTCATTCCCATCACTGATATGCACATTGGCATGTACGCTTGGGGTGATGAAGTAGGCGACGATTATGACGTAGAGCAGGCAGTATCGCTTATGTGTGGTGCGGTAGATTATTTAGTAGAATCCACGCCGTCATCAGAAAAGTGTGTGATTTTGCAGATGGGCGACTTCTTCCACGCAGACAATATGTCTGGCTACACAGAGCGCAGCAAGAATATCCTAGATATTGATGGGCGCATGAGCCGAGTGCTTGAGCTTGGTTGGCACGCCCTAGAACGCTGCATTGACATGGCCCTACAAAAGCATGAGTCGGTAGAGGTAGCATGTGTTCCCGGGAACCACGATGAGTTCATATCTGTTGCTACACAAAATCACTTTAAGAGTCTGTACCGCCAAGAGCCACGGTGCTATGTTCATCCTGAACCAACGACCCGAAAGTATGTCAAGTATGGCGAAAACTTGATTGGCGTAACTCACGGACATCAAACTAAAGATGCGGCACTGCCGGGAATCATGGCTGCTGAGAAGCCTAAAGAGTGGGGCGAAAGCACACACCGTCGCTTCTTCCGAGGACACCATCACCACGATAATCGTGTAGAGTACAACGGCTGTATTGTAGAGCAGTTCCGCACTCTTGCTGCCAAGGATGCTTACGCGGCTGAACACGGCTACATGGCTGGTCGAGACTTGAAAGCGATTGTGTTTGACAAGGATTTTGGAGAAGTGGCACGATCAACAGTGTCGGTAGAGATTCTAAAACATTGGGCCAAACAAAAAATCAGGCGTGATGGATTAAAAGGAAATAGTTATGAGCACTGAAAAGCCAGACATTGAGATTGACTTTAACGCAGACTTAGAGGGCATGGGTTACGAGCTTGCAGGATCTATCGAGTTCTATGAGAACCCAGAGACAGGATTAGGAGCTTTTAGGTCTTTGCTGTTCAACACTACCTTAGAGAATAACCTTGAGGCAGACAAAGATTACACGACAGGGCAAGAACTAGTTTTAGTTACACAAGGCATGTTGGAAGAGTACCTTAACAGCGAGAAGCATTGATGCAAGAGCTTCGAGAGGACTACATTGATAAAGTCATCGACTACGCTAAACAGAGCGAAGCTAAGTTCAGACACGCCGCCATCTGTCTGGACAAGCGAGGGCAGATTGTTAGTTACGCTACCAACTCTCGCAAAACTCACCCACTCCAAGCGGAGTATGCTAAGAGGACGGGAAAAGAACAAAAGGTAAGTTTACACGCAGAGATAGCGGCATTGATTAGGGCAAGAGATGACATAGTGACTATGGTTGTGGCACGGATAAACAAGCACGGTTTATTACGCAACAGCAAGCCTTGCCCTATCTGCTGCTTGGCACTAGAAGAAGCCAACGTAGAAGAAATTTGGTTCTCGACAGACAAAGGATTCGAGAAACTTGCAGATAATGAAAGGAGCAAACATTTATGACTGAAAGCGCAATCACAACGAAGTCGGCACAGATCTTGTCAGACATCGTTACATTTACAAAGTACTCAAAGTACGTCCCAGAGATCGGGCGCAGAGAGACTTGGGAAGAGCTAGTCGAGCGCAACATGGCTATGCACATCAACAAGTACCCCAAGCTCAAGAAAGAGATTCAGGAAGTCTACAAGAATTTTGTGCTGACTAAGAAGATCTTGCCTTCTATGCGGTCGTTGCAGTTTGGTGGCAAGCCTATCCAGAATAGCCCGAACCGTATCTTTAACTGTGCTTACATGCCAGTGGATCACCCAGATAGCTTTGCAGAGGCTATGTTCTTGCTGCTAGGTGGCACAGGGGTAGGCTACTCAGTCCAGCGCCACCACGTCTCTGAGCTACCTGCTGTTGTAGGGCCACTCAAGAAGCGCAAGCGATTCCTAGTCGGTGACAGCATCGAAGGTTGGGCTGACGCAGTAAAGATTCTGTGCGAGTCCTACTTCTACGGTAAGCCGCGCCCTGTGTTTGACTTCTCTGACATTCGCCCCAAGGGCGCAATGCTAGTTACTTCAGGTGGCAAGGCTCCCGGCCCACAGCCGCTTAAAGATTGCCTTCACAACATCGAGAAGGTATTTGACACAGCGTTAGAGCAGTCAGGTCGAGGCGTACAGCTACAGCCTATTCAAGTTCACGACATTATGTGCTACATCGCTGACGCTGTGCTTGCTGGTGGAATTCGCCGTGCTGCTCTTATTAGCCTGTTTAGCATGGATGACGAGGAGATGCTGACTGCAAAGCACGGGTCATGGTGGGAGCACAGCCCACACCGAGGACGAGCAAACAACTCTGCTGTTATCTTGCGCCACAAAGTCAGCCGTCGAGACTTCGATGATCTTTGGGATAAGATCGTAGCCTCTGAGTCAGGTGAGCCGGGTGTGTTATTCAGTAACGACAAAGATTGGGGCACCAATCCCTGTGCGGAAATTGGTCTACGGCCTTATCAATTCTGTAACCTTTGTGAGCTAAATGTAAGTAATGTTGCCAATCAGCAAGACTTAAACGAACGCGCTAAAGCTGCGTCATTCATCGGCACACTACAGGCTGGTTACACTGACTTCCACTACCTGCGTGATGTGTGGAAAGAGACGACAGAGAAAGACGCTCTTATCGGTGTAGGTATGACAGGTATTGCATCAGGTGCAGTGCTTGACCTTGACTTAGAGGA